GTGACAATAGCAATACAATCTGTTGGTATTTGATATTGATATTGATATTGGTTCAATGGCTTATCAGTAAAGCGTGATAGTGGTGATTTCTTGGAAGCAAAACGCCATCTGTGCATAGATAGTATGTTTTGGTAGCTTGACTCATATAGATTTGATGCTGTGGTAGCTCCTGCTCCTGGGTCATCAAAAGAAGATATTGGAGCATCACCTAGTAGGATGAGGGCATTTGAGCAGATTGATACTTTAGAAGTTGCCATAGGCTCCCCTTGATTTTATTAATGATATTTTAACACAATCAATGGGAGGGGTAAACCCCTCGATCATTACGCTAGAGCGATAACGATTGTAGTAACGTGTGTTCCGTCATTGGTAGCAACACTCATAAGCTGTGCGCCATCAGAACATCGAGCGATGATAAAATCACCAACTGCAAGGACTTTAAGCGCACCATCAAGATAGTTAGCACCAAGAGTTAATAGCTTTGTATCGGTTGATAGCAAAGAAAATAATTGAGGAGCATTAGAACCCCCACCTGAAATACATTGTAAATTTTTACGGACAAACGCCATAGTATCCCCTTTATTTTAGAGAGTAGCTTACGCTACCTCTGTTGATTGTACCTTGACGATACCAAGAACGTCACGAGCGATAGCGCCTGACTTCATTTGACCAGCAGATAACCAAGATTTCTTTTGAGCAATCCAGTCGATTTTAGTGCTGATATCCATACCGATAGCAAGGCCTAAAGCGTCACGGTGGAAAGCAAAGCCATCACGAACCAAACCGACAGTAATTGGAAGTCCACCCTCTGAACGAGTTTCGATTGTTTCAAACTTGAAGCCAACAAAAGTATCAAGCTCACCATTAACCAATGCTTTAACGCTGTTGTAATCAGTAGAAGTTACTGGAGTTTCCCCGAGCAAACCTTCCAGGCCAGCAGCAGAGATAAGCATAACACGGCCATCCATAGGTACGCCTTGGTCATCCAAGTAACGTTTCGCCTTACGGATTTTAGCCATATTCATACCAGTACCAACACCACCAACATCAGTGCCAACAGTACCAGCGTATGAACCTGCATTAATACAAGCATCAATAATCAATTGGTCAAGACGACGACCTAACGCACTAGAGATAGTCATCGCAAGTTCATTGACCTCATCAAAGTTTACTTCTTTTTGATCGAAGATATCTGAATATTCATCAGCATCCCAGTTAGTCAAAGTACAAGTAATCAAACTGTGTGCAATATCCATTGGGATAGTATCACTTGATGGAGCTGTACGCTGCGTAGCAAGTCCTTTACCCATAGCACGGAATTTGTAAGTATCACCTACAATGTTATTACGAATGGTTACGTAATTACGAAGCTTGCCTGATGTTTGGAAAGCGTGTTTTACCATATCATCGAACTGTGTCGATGCAACTGCACTTAAATTTTTACTCATTTGTTTCCGCCTTTACCTTTATTTTTTTTTGAACCACAAGGCATAATAGCCTCCTATTGTTTAATTATGATACGGGTACTTTTCAGGCCGTTTATCCGATACCATATTATGATAGGGCCTTTCGGGTGTCTTTCATACATAAGGAAGTCGTACTAAAATCATATCATATAATATTTATACATAGGTACGCTATGTTTTCATATAGTGTGATGGAAGTAATGTTCCGAAAATAAATCCATATCCTTCTGTATTATTTGTATATGCGGTAGCTGATAAATATAAATCAGTTTTTTCTGCTAATGGAAAATATGCAGCTCTTTGTGTTACAGTAGTTCTATATGTTGCTAGGTGCATACCAGCTTTAAAAACAGATGTTCCAGGATTTGATACTAGTGCATTTATTCTTACGCTATCAGCAGTGGGAGTACCTCCTCCAAATTCATGTACTAATAATACATAACCAGCTGGTACAGTAAATACAGCAGAATGTGATATTTGATCTTCAACTAAAACCATATTTAATGTATTAATTCTTGCCGGAACTCCTGCCACTGGCACCGCTTCTGTTCCTGCATAAACATTTCCTACAATTGCAGTGCTACCCATATTTTCAATACTTACAACACGTCTAACTTGAATAGGTAAAGCGATTGTATTTTGCCCATTAAGTATTATCCCATATTCTTTTACATTGTAATTAGAGTCAAGCACTTTAACTTTAAATACATTTCCTATATCCAATATGTTTGCCGATGATATATAACATGAAACTGGATTTAATGGAAATATACTAGTAGTTGATAATAATCCATCAAGAGGCCATAGAACTGCTGTACTTCCAGCAGCTATAGCAGGAGTGTGACCAAATATATATACTAATTCTGCATTAGGTATTTGCCCTAACGCTACATTAGATAGTAAATCTATTACTGCATCACCGCTAAATGTGTCTAATCTCTCTGCTGGTAGTTGTGCCATAATTAACTACCGTAAAACTCACGGTAAGCTTTATCTACCATCTTTTTATATTCAGGGTCGATGCTAGACTTTAATTGTCCGTTATCATTTTTAGCGAACATCATCTCACGTAGTTTATTACCATCCATCTTAGCCGATGCAGTCACACCATCAGGTGCAACGACTGAACCTTGCATCTTCTTCATAATAGCTTCTACCACTTCAATACCTGCTGCCGATGTTACCATGCCGTTAAATGTATCTTGTAAATGTGAAGGTAATGCAGATGTAGCAAACTCTTTAATTGCATTGATACGGTAATCAGCGTTTGAGCCAAGTAGCTCTAACTCTTTAGCTCTACGCCCTTCTTCTTGTGCTTGTTGTGCTTGAACGTATGAAGAAATAAGCTCATTAGCTACTTCATTTGAAGCATTGCTCTTGCCTAGTACATCGAGTACCGCTTTAATTGATGGGTCATCTGAGTTTAGGCCTAGTTCTTCACTAAGTTGGTATCCTTCTTTAGGCGCTCCTACAAAGCCCCCTAAACGTTTTTCAAGCTCAGTATATGCCTTGGCTTGTTCTGATACGCTCTTATACTTAGAGTCCTTAAACCATTCAGGCTTATCACCAGTGCCAGTAATATCATCTCCCCACATCCACGCTGCTGGTGTTTCTGTTGTTTTGGTAGCTGGTGCTACTGCCTGAGTATCAAATACTTGTGTGGCTTCACCTATAGTAGGTGTACTTGTTTCTGCTGTTTGGGCGCTTGTATCGGTATCAAACATATTATTTCCTTGTGTTTATATTAATTAGTATTATACTACTTTATCTTTTAGTAGTATTTTCTTTAACCATTTAGCTAAAGATTTTTTAGGCTCATAGTTTTTAGGGTCTTTAGCAAACTCAATCTGCTGAATAATCTGCATAACTACGTCCTGCCTTCCTTGTCGTATCCCCTGAGCATAAGCATCTTCACCACTTCTAACTACTGGCTTTGTCATAAATGTTTCAATCATAGCTTCTAATACTATATTTCCTGCATCTGTTCCAAAGCATGAGAAGTACATAGTGGCGATGTCTAATGCTTGTTGCTCCTCTTTGGTGCGGTCTGTAATAGCTTCTAGGCTTTCCCAACTCATTATTTACCTTTCAATGTTAGCATACTTTTGATATCTCCAGTCTTAGGGGGAATATCCTCAGCATCTTCGGGCTCTTCAAATTCTTTTTCTTCCCATGCACTACACGTTCTAAGATTATGGCATATAAAGTCAAACTTTACACAGTACCCTCTACCTCCTCCATCTTCATCTAATGAGTCAATAGGAACTATACTCATATATTCCATAGCACGAGGAGTATTATTAAAATACTCACAGTTAGCGCATAGTCTATTACGGGCTTGTTCTTCAGGAACTCTCCATATTTTTGATAGTTGAGTCCAATATATTTTATTTCCATCAGGATATATTGAAGTAACTAATGGCCCTAAACTATAGTTATCAAGTACGAACTTTAGGTTTTCCTTGTTTATTCTAGGAGTTAGTTCTTCTATCACTGTGGCTGTCCTTGTTGTGCTTGTGCTATAGCCTCAGCGTTCTGTGCTGTGTTTTGTGCGAGTTCTTTTTGTTCCTGCTCTGATCGTAGCAATGAAAGCGGAACACCTAATTTCTCAGCGATAAACTTAGGCACTTCTTCCATTTTCACAGCAAGTTGCATAAGCTCAGGTCCTAATTGTATCATGTGTTGCATGAAGTTATCTAATGCTGATAGTTCCTCAATATCTTGTGAACGGCTCATAGGTGATGTGAACTTAATCGTTACCTCTTTACCATCTACGCGGAACTCAGGTAGCTTGCCTTGTTTCTTTAGAATATCAACGACACGCTTTAATAGTGGCTCTAGTAGCTCAGACTGCATACGACCAAATGCACTAGCAGAAGTCTGAACTAAGTCCTCTTGACGTATTCCCATCTCAGTAGCAGTACGCACTGGTGTTTCGCTTAGTTGTCCGAATGGCTGAGCAAACATAACATTATTGATAAGCTCACGATACTCTTGAATGATAAGCTGTGCCATATTAAAGTCACCACTACGCTCTAACGGTCTAAGCGTAGGGTTATCAGTAGCATTACTACCTACCGGTATAATCGCACCGGGCTGTAATCGTAGTGTATATGGATTGATTACACCATCATCACTTGCTGTATAAATACCACTTACAGATAGTGCAGCATTGCGTAGGTTAAACTCTACAATCTTATTAAGCGTCATAATGTCAGGCAATAAAGTCATAATACGACCACGGCCAATAGTTTCCCCTGGTATTACGCTTTCACGGAATACGATAAACGGATTAGAATCTAGTGTTTCACTGAATAAGATATGCTTCTCTTTCTCACTGAAAATAACATGCTGATATTTATCCTCTTTCTGCTTTGTTTCAAACTCATACACACACTCTACTAACTCAGCCTCAATACTTCCATCTTTGACTAGGTCTTTTTCCATACTCTGTGATAGTTTAGCCATGGGCCATATCTCTTTAATATCACGTAGCGGCATCTTGAACTCACGGAATACATTATCTATCTTACCTTGTGATGTTTTCTCAGGGATAAGCTCAGATAGTGAGATACATCGGAACTTCAATGAAGTCTTAATACCATCACCAGCCTCTACAAGGATAGCACCAGTAGATACCCCAAGGTCAAGAAACGCCTCGTGTATCTGTGTATCGAAGTTAGAGTGATTGATATTATCGAATATGATTTTAGTAGCCTTCTCTAAATACTCATTCGCCTTCTCTTGTTCTTCCTCAGGAATATCTGTACCAGCTTTAAGGACTAGCCACTGCTTCCACGGTGGTACTACTTGCGACTGCATACGGTTAGCATACTTCTGTAATGCAATAATAGCTGTTGAGTCAAATACTTCATGATTCTTCTTTTGACCAGGTGAATACATATCAAGTGTTTCACGCTCAGGCATAGAATACTTATAGCAGTCTTTTAAATGACTACGCCATAAGTCTTTATTGTTTTTGGCGTGTTCTTTTCGCTTGATGATCTGTTCTAGGTTCAGCTCTTGCATCTTCTTCCTTTACTTGGCATGTACAGTTAAGTTTATCGAATGACTTCCCAGGCTCAATAATAGTTCTATCATGGCACTTATCGCACCATATAATCGTGTAGTTCTGTGTTTGATACATAGTATTATCCTAGTGTTGATGTAGTTGCAGGGGTAACGCCTAATTCTGAGCCTGATAGCAAACTTCCACGACCTTGCTTCTTTAGCTCAATACGTCTACGTCTTGCTGCCAAGTCTGATTCAGCACTTGCTTTAGCTTCTGCTAATGCTCTTTGTTGCTCCCCTTTTGCTGCCTTCTCAGCGCTTGTTTCACGACCGGTTAATCCTCTAATGGTATCGCTGCTCTCAGCCTTACGATACACTTCACTTAACCCACCAGTAGAAACACCTTGAACTACTCGATTATTAGCAATAGACTCCAATGGCTTAGTAATAGCACTTAAAAAACCTCCTCCGCCCATTTGTGACCCCTTTTAATATGTTTGTATAGTTGATAAGGACTCCATACGAAAGGTGCATGAATACCTAGAACTTGTTTCACAATTGTAACACAACTATCAGGCGTTGGTATCCACCACCACCACTTAGCTCTTGGACTTCTCTTACTCTTTACTTTAATAATGATACCATCGCTTATATGCTTCTCAATCTGCTCTAGCGTTACAGTACCAAACTGCACAAACATTTTACCATGTTCTAATATTACATATTGATTATTATTGATAGGGTAAAATACAAAGCAATGAGTAAAACCTTTACGCTCAAACTTAGCATACAATCCGCTATTATTACCCATAAATGCTACATAATACCACTCGTTAAGCATTAGAACACACTCCAGTCATTAGCTTTAGCACTGTACCCATTGTCAAACGCTTCTTTGAACTTAGATGATGATACTAATTCCCGTGTACCACCTATGCCATCTACTAAATATGCAAGTGCATCTGCTACGTGTGAGTAGCTGTTTTTGTCAGGAGCTTCTGCATAACGCTCACCGCTTACATTAACACGCTTGTACTGATATGAACCTGCTAGA